TCGTTTGCTGACATAGCTGAAAACGCTGTGATTGACAAGCGTGGTCGTATTGCTGCGCGTAAAGGTGTCAGCGTAACGACAACAAACAAAACAGCGCTTGGTGTAGACCACATCAACAAAATACATTTTTACTATAGTGACGCTGGTTCTGTTAGCGAGACTGTGTTAAGCACAGGCAACAACAAGATTATGTCAGGAACGACAACGCTTACTGAAGTGTCTGTAACTGTAGGCGCTAGTCAAGCTGCATACTCAATTTCAGACGATAACTGGAAGATTGTAAACTTTAACGACAAAGCCTACTTTTTCCAGCGTGGTTACGACCCTCTGGTTTACGACTACAACGCTGGAAGTCCTACTCTTAAGACTTTTCAGGCAGTTAACTCAGACTCTGCTACAGACGCTACTCTTAAGTGTCACGAGGCCGTAGCTGCTTACGGGCGGCTCTGGATTGCCGATAGCGACAGCAACAGTCAGGTAGTTTACTTCTCTGATTTGCTTGTGGGCAACGATTTTACTGGAGGTACAAGCGGGTCTATTAATGTTTCTAAAGTGTGGCCTGATGGCTACGATGAGATTAAAGGACTTGCGGCACACAACGGAATGTTAGTTATATTTGGTGAGCATAGCATTATTGTGTATGCTAATGCTGCTATCCCTGCTACCATGTCTTTGGCTGATACAGTCGCTGGAGTTGGGTGCATTTGTAGAAACTCAATACAACACATAGGAACAGACGTTTTATTTATGTCTGACGATGGTCTGCGTAGTCTGGGCCGAACAATAACAGAAAAGTCGTTACCTATATCAGACTTAAGTGCTAACGTAAAGAACGACATAATTGAATCTCTAGAATTACGCACAGGGCCTACTTCGTCTGTGTATAGTCCAGAACACGCCTTTTACTTAATTACGTTCCCCGACCAGAACAAGACGTTTTGTTTTGACCTGAAGGGAAGGCTTGAAAACAACGCATACAGAACAACCGTATGGGACTCCTCGCTGTTTAAGGCTTACGAAAGAAAAACAGATGGCACTCTCTTGATAGGCAACTCAGAAGGAATAGGAGAGTACTCAGGATATCAGGACAACGGAAATAAATATGTATTTAAGTATTATAGTCCCGCGTTAACGTTTGGCGATGCCAGTAAAGGAAAGATACTAAAGAAAATTAATCCAACTTTAATTGGCGGTCCTAATACCACGGTGTTTCTTAAGTGGGCTTACGACTTTGAACAGTTTTATAACGCAAGAGAGTTTAAGGTATCCAATCAAATACCGTATTACTATAATGAGGCAGCGTCAGAATACACCGTTGCTGAATTTACATCTGGAACCTCAGTAATCTCCAGACCTAAAATTAATGGATCTGGTTTTGGTTCTCTAGTTACGGTAGGTGTAGAAGCTGACATCAACGGTTACGAGTTTTCAATTCAAGAAATTAATGTATTAGCACTGATAGGACGAACGTTATGATTAATATGAATTTTATGCCCCCTGAGCTACAAAATAAGGGACCACTTGCGGGCCTTCCTTATTTTAGAAGCCCTAACCAAGACCCGATTTATCAGACTCCGAGGCCTTTTACTCCGTTACCTACTCCGGTTCCCGGCGTAAACGCCGATTTAGTAGGGCAGTCTATGCCTCAACCCTCTGGACCGCAAAATGCCAATGATCCTATGACACAACAGCAAAGTCCTTACGGTGGTGGATTTTTTGGACAAGGTAGCCCCTTCTTTGCGGGTGGCGGCTTTGGTGGAGGTTTTGGTGGATTTAATCCTTTTGCTGCGCTTTTTGGTGGCGGCGGTTTTAATCCTTTCTTCGGTGGGTTTGGACAACCACAAGTAAGTGGAATGTTTAATAACTTTTCTGGTGGTTTTAATCCCTTTGGTTCTAGACCATCAGGTAGTCCTGTACAACCTACTCAAACGTCTTATAATCCTTATGGGATGCTATCACAAGGCTTTGCGAGGTATAGATAAATGTTTGGATTTCTGACTGACTTAATTGGCGATCTAGCAGGGAGCTTCTACGGACAGTTGCCGCCAGAAGTTCTTGCGCCTTTTCAACCGGGGTATTTTCCCGATATAAACGTACCGGACGTCTCATTTAAGCCGTTTACGGTAACTGACGCCTTTGGTGGAACGATAGGCACTGGCCCAACAGGAGACGTTACTTACAACTTATCTCCAGAACAGCAGGCGCTTCAGAACACGCTTTCTGGTGGAGCCTCTAGTTTCTTTGAACAGGCTCAAATGGACCCGGCGATGCGTGAGCAGGCCGTGTTTGATCGCATGTTGGCTACTATGTCTCCGTCTCAGGAACGTGAGAGGATGGACCTAGAGAGCCGTTTGGCGGCACAGGGACGCTTAGGCGTACAAACCAACCAGTTTGGTGGAACTCCTGAAGCTCTGACGCTTGCAAAAGCACAAGAAGAGGCCCGTTCTAACGCAATGCTTATGGCTATGCAGCAGTCTCAGAGAGAGCAGGCACAGCAGGCAGCGCTAGGTCAGCAGTTTATGCAACAGAGTTACGCACCACAGCAGGCAATGTTGTCTGCCATGAGTCCCGCGCTGAATGTTGCTTCTATGGCTGATGTGGCTAGACGCCAAGGCGGTCAAAACTCGCTTCAGGCACAGCTGGCTATGCTTGATGCTATGGCTGGTCAGGGCGCTGGCTTGTCAAGCCTCTACAGCGGAATGTTTGGTGGGGCCATGAATCTTGCTGGAGGTATCGGTGAAGGTTTGATGGGTATTTTAGACGGCACTGATTTCTTTGGGCTATTTAGGTAGGGAGAGAATACAATGAGTATAGGTTCAATTTTAGCCCAAACAGGTGCAAACATTGGTGGCACGTTGGGCAGTGGTATGTCCGGTCTTGGTGGTGCTGCTAGTGGTATGCTAACAACCGCTGGTCAAGGGATTAGCCGCAGGCGTATGGAGAGAGAAGCCACGCGTATGCAGGGAGAAGCACAGAAACTTCTAGAAGCCTACAAGGATAACCCTACGGCCCTCATGGAAGCATCGCGTAAGTTTGCCATACAAGGCAACAACGACATGGCTAAGGTGTTCTTTGATGCGGCTAACATGGCTACTCAGAAGGTAGCTGTAGGACAGCAGAGAGGCGTACAGGGCGGTCTTATGGCTATTACCCAAGGTGCTTCTCGCGGTGTGCCTCTGGCAGATTTACAGGACGCCGCACGTTCTGTTTTAGCCCAAGGTGGAACACAAGCGCAGATTACGGAGGCTTATAAGGCAGGCTCTAGTGGTAAAAAAGACCCAGTTACCTTATCTGCTGGCGCTGCTTTAGTAGACCCAGAGACAGGAGCGATTATTGCTGAACGTGGGTTTAAGCCTGAGAAGCCGACTGACAAAGGAATAAAAACAGTAGAGCGTGAAGATGGTTCAGTGGTTATATTAGACGCTAATGATGGGTCAGTAATTAGCACGTTGGACTCACCCGGAAAAGGTGAAGGTGACCGTGATGCAGCTTTAAACCTAATCGCGCAAACCACCAGCTTCATCCAAGACGTTGACGAGTTGATGGACCCTGGCTTTACAGAGACAGGTTTTATAGGCGGGGTGTCTTCAATGGTTCCCGGTACTCCTGCATACGACAGAGACAAAGAACTTTTGTCTATTAGGGCTAGACTAGGCTTTGACCAGATCAACGAGATGAAGCGCCTAGCCGCTGAATCAGGAGCCTCTGGTACAGGACTAGGACAAATCTCTAACATTGAATTTATGTCCCTACAGTCTACCATTGACGCTATCTACACGGGTATGTCAGGGGAAGCGCAGGACAAAGCACTAGCGGCTATTAAGAAGCACCTGCTGAATGTACAGAAGCTGGCCTCTGGTGTTGCCCCTGCTGACGCTATTGAGTGGGACAGTCCTGAGTACAAAGCTGTAGGATACCACAAGGACCCTGAGACGGGTATGGTGTTCTACGCACCGGACGGACCTAACGGGACTAGATACAAGCTAGTAAACGGTAAGTTTGTTAAGATAGGAGCCTAAGAATGTCTCTTGCAGAAGATATGGAAGCGTTTGATAGAGCCTTTGGCGTACCCGCTGAAGGCGAACCTCTGGTGTCTGAAGAACAGAAGAAAGAAATGGTGATTGATGACGAATCAGCGTTTCAAAGGGCATTTGAGATTGACGCAGTAGACTTAGATAACTCTGATGTAGAGACAGAGGAATCTTCTCTGTGGAACCGCTTTTTTTCTGAGCCTTACCAGAGAGCTATTGAGCGACAGGCGCAGACATTTCAGCGTATGGCTCAGAGCCAACAGGCAGGAACTATGGCTGGGATTACAGCCGCTATGAACGATCCTGAGGTTCTTAAGGAGCAGTACAGGCAGTCTACTAACCTACCCTCTGTTCTCGTTCAGACGATCACTACGCCGATTAGGATGGTTTTTGACTCTGCCTCTGAAATGGTTATGTTTGGTGCAGAGAAGGGCGTAGGTATGCTCCCTGAGGGACTCAAGGAAGGGGCCGCAGAGAAGTTTCAGGCGCTGATGCAGACAAAGGCTGGTCAGATGGCTTGGAACGCTGCGGGACAGGGCATGGAAGCGTGGGAGGAGTTTCAGCAGAACTACCCTAACGAGGCGGCTAACCTTGTAGCTATCATGGACCTAGGTTTTACTACAGGAACAGGGCCTCTTATTAAGCAAAAAGTAGTGCCTAAGAAGCTAGAGCGTGTCGGTATGCGTAACGAAGCACTACCTCTGAAGGGCGGTGACGATGACGTTTACAATATCCTGTTTGTAGGTGACAAAAAAACTCCTGAACAGGTAAGGCTGACAGAAGATCCTAAAGGAATCACGGGTGTTCAAGAGCAGATTGCTACTCCAGAGCAGGTTGAGATTATCGACATAGCTAAATCTGCAGGAGTATCTGGCAATAAAACTCTACAGGCAAACCACAACGCATTTCAGAAGTACTACGATGATTTAGAAGCCAGCCTGATGAAGATGCTGGCGAAGAACGAAAAAAACGTAGACATGGTTGACTTTGATAACAACCTAAGAGTAAACGTGAAAGCCATGTTTGATGACATGGTTGCTTCTAACCCTAAACTTATGTCTAGCAAAGAGGCTCAAAAACAGGTGGCGGCGCTATACAAAGAGTTTCTTGCTATTTTAAATGAGCAGGGAAGGTCTTTGCAAGGCCTGAGAGTAGCTAGAAGTATGTTTGATGACCGTGCCCAACGCATGGGTTACGACTTATCTGGAGATAGCTTAAACATACAGAATTTAGCTGCTATGGCTGTACGCAAAGGCGTCAACCAAACTGTGTTTGATGTAGTACCTGAGGCAGAAACTATCTTTTCTAAAATGTCTAAGATCATACCCTCTCTTGGCGCATTGAACGCTAAGGCGGCTACGGAAGCTAAGACACGTTTTGGTCGTTTCATTAATTCATTAGGTCTTCAAAAGTACGCTGGTAGCACAGCACTAGGTGTCGCAAGTAACGCCATCTATGTCTTGGGCGGCACAGCAATAGTAGGGCCTTACGCTTTTATTAAAAACCAGCTAAGGCGACCCGGACCAGCAAAAGTAAGAGCTAAGATTGCTTACCTCAAGCGTGATATGTTTGGAGAAATTAAGAAAGCAATTCAGGCCACACAAGATCCGGTGGAACGTAGTATTCTAGAGCGGGACAGCAAAGAGATTTACACGTATCTTAATGCTGTGTTCAAGCAAATTGAGTCTGAGCTAGAGCAGGAAGAAACTGAATGAAGTGGTTAGACAGGCTAGCTAGAAACCAGAGTAATTATGCTCAGGCTCGCTACAACAGGGCCAAGGGTGGTTCAGACGCGGCTATGACTGCTCTGGACTACCCGCAGCGTAGGCTTAAGGAAGCTATATCAGGCGATCCTAATACTTTTGGTGTGCCTGAGTTTTCTTATCAGGGTCCTGTAGGCAAATCTGGTGAGCGTGTAGCGACTTACGATCAAGACGCTGTTGAGGCCGTTCTTGATGTTGTTGCTGACCCTCTTAATCTTGTGGGTGCAGGGGTAATGAAAAGCGGCCTGAATACCGCTAGAAAGATAGCAGGAGCCGACAGCTTACGTGGCAATCTTTTGTCTTCCGCTCCAAACTACATTGATAACTTTTATGGGCCGTCTGGTGCTGCAAGACCTAATGTGGTAGACGAATTATTAGCAGAGCGTGTAGGCCGTATTGATACTCCTCAGGACGCAGCTAATTTGCGAGAAAGGGCGACATCTGGCGCGGCTTGGGCAGGAGACGCCGTTAGAAGGGGCATAGAGCAAACTATAGATCCCAGCGCTCGTGCGTTGTACAGAGGGCAGGGAATCAATCGAACCACACAAGACGTAGCAACTCAGGCTTTAGAAAGCGGCAGCAGCAGAGACATAGCAAAAGCTGTGGCTCAGTCACAAGCCTCAGGGACTCTGATACCAGACCAAGCGGGTAGGGTTGGGCGCGTGTCTCCTGATACTAGAAACATTGAGAGACGTAGCTATTTAACCGACCCTGTTCCTGTGACGGAGGGTTCTTATTCTTCTCTGGTACGGGAGAACAAACTGCAAGGCAGATACGAGTCTGGGAGATCCGTGTCTGTGTCTGACAAAGACTTAGAGCTTATTGACGATCACATAAATACAGTTTGGAAAGACGCCCGTGGTGTTTCTGTTAAGGATTCACCCGGAGCTACAATAAGAATTAAAAACCCCGGCGCTGGCGATCAAGTAACCGGACAGCACCACTTTGACTTTTCTAGAAAGAGCGGAGTCGTTGCGTCAATTAAACCGTTGTTTAAAGAGGGAAACCTGACTGAAAAACAGTTGTGGGACAGGCTTAGCTCTAGATCAGAAAAAAACAGAGAGTTTAACAAAAACATTAAACGAGGTCAAACACCTAAGTGGGTCTTGTCACAAAAAAGCAATACGTTGGAAAAAGCACAGGAAAACGGCTTTTGGGTCACGGGATCTTTTGTAGGTAACGCTGTTACAGAAGGTGGCGTAAATTACTTTGCCAAAGTTATGCCTAACGGTAAAGTCATGGCAGTAATATCCGACGAACATAACTTTTTAGAAAAGATGCCAGTAGTCGGTGACGCTATCACAGGGGCTTTACCTAACAGGTCTATTTCTGTGACTCCCCCTATGCACTTTAATCTTAAAGGCACAGGAAAGAAAGTTAAATCCGAACAGCCTAAAGACAAAGTTGATGTTAAAGAGAGCTTGTTTAATATAGCTACAGCAGAGCCATCTAAAGATTTGCTTGCCGCAGAGCGTAGAGTAAACAGAGGCGCTGGAATAATCGGAACAGGTATGCTAACCGGAGGAAACCGTGAAGAAAGACGATAAGCACACAGTAGAGTACACATCTATCGACTACCACAGTATGTGCCAGAAGTCAAAGGCTCGTATTAAGAAAATGCAGGCTGAAGGAATACCTACGTCCCATGACCCGAAAGAGAAGCCAGAGGACGTAGGCAAGTCTGAAGGTTACACTATGATCTTTATGTCATAGTTCACAGTTGTTCCCTGTGCAGGCCAGTTGTTGTGATCCTTCAGTCATATCGCTGGCCTCTTCAATATCCCACGATATTTCTGTTGGGAAACCCTTCTTAAGATCCTTGAGGGTGGCCTTGTCCACAGGTTCATAAGGAGCCTGTTGGTACGTATGGTCTGAGTAAGGTAGGAAAGAAATTCCACTTACCTTGTCAAACTTGTTGTACAGCCACTGCCCCACCTCCAGAAACTCCTCATCACGGTAGTAGCAAGTCATTGATGGCTTATGCTCACACCAGTAGTCCTGATATATCTCCCAGAGATCCAGCTGCTCCATAGCACCCATGTCTGAGGCTGTCACAGCGCCCTCAGGAGCCGCTATAGGGAAGCTGAATACCCGTGTACTAGGGGACATTAGATCGTCCTCCACAGGCACACCAGCGGCCTCTAGGACGCTACAAAGTGGGTCACGAGCGTCTGCCCGGACTCTGCGAATATATTGACTGCTGTAGCGAGGGTGAATCCCACTAGCAGAATCGACCAACTGACTAACAGTACCGCTAGGCTTGACCGCAGTAATAGCGACAGAAGGGTTAATGCCCAGTTTCTTAGCCCACTGCTCGTTGGTAACGATAGCTTCATTACGCATCTCCGTAAGCCACTTCTTCAGCTTTGCCTTGTCCTCACGCCCAGACAGCAGAGGATGATCCATGATACCCGTCAGGGATACGCCTAACAGTGCTTCCTCTTCCGTGTTCGTCTTCCAGATGTTTCTCAGGTATCGGAAGTCTGTGAGTGTTGCCTGTAGAGTCCCAAGGATAGTAGCAACTCGTACTTTTCGTTTGAGGCTTGCAAGTGTATCGGACGGCCTGACAACAACTTCTGAAAGATTGCAGAATTGATAGGGTCTGAGGATGATCTCGCTGCATGGATTAGTTCCAAAATCGTAAGTAGCATCTCGTCGCTCATTTTTTGCAGCTTGCTTTTGGCTTGCCACTCTGCTAAAGACACCTCGCTCGCCAGATCTTGATTCATATAGACTAGTCCACTCGTTTAGGAAAGCCTCAAAGTCAGGCTTCTCTGTGTAACACGCTGAGTTATTCGCCAGACCACGCTGGGGTTCATCTACCCACCACTGACCGTGCTTACATCGTCGCAGTCTGTCATCTGTGAGGTTACTGAGGCTGATGAGGGCTGACCTTCGGACTCCTCCAACGACAACGATTTGAGCAATCTTGCAGCAAAGATCGTGGCACTCAATGGACGTAAGTTTTCGTCCAGCTGATCCCTGAAAGAGTTCAATTGTGAACTTGAAAAGATCGACGAGAGGTTCAGGACCACTTGCACGGCCTCCGAAAGTCTTGAGCGCGGCACCTGCAGGTCTAACTCTGCTAACGTCCCATTCGGGAATTTGACCTGAGTACAGCAGTGATACCAATTCCCTAAACGATTTCGCCCATCCGATCTTCGAATCTGCAACATTAATAACTGTGTCGGTTGCATGGAATGTCTCCGCTACATCTGGTAGTTTTGTGATGTACTGCCGCTCTACACTGAAGCCTACCCCTGTGCCACACAGAAGGACGTACATGAGTTCGTCAAAGGCCTTAGGGTGATCTATGGGTAGGTAGCTACAGTTAAACCCTGCTACGTTGTCACGATCAAGCGCCTCTCCTGCGGTCATCAGTGCCCTCATGCTGGGCATCACATCTAGCTTGTGTATTGCGTCGTATATTTCAGACACATCAAAGTCGTTCAGTGAGCCTCTGTCAGACCAGAAGTTGATATACCTGTTAACTGTCTCTTCCCAAGTCTCACGCCGCTTCTCTTCTGGTAGGTAACGTGCGTAACGACTCTTGTGAATGTACTGTTGGTAAGCGTCCATTAAGACTCCTTGAAGATTTGCTGAAGGTTAGCCATTGCGTCATCAAAAGTAGGGTGAATAGTTACGTGGCTGTCCTCGCCGTACCACTCAAGGATGTATCCGTTGTCACCCTTTCGGATTGTTACGTTGTCTATTTTCATATCGTTACTCCTAGCGTTTCGTTAAGTATTGCGTGTGCTGACATATGCAGTAGCATAAACACACCGTCAGGGTACTGTTCGTTAGAGGCTACTTCAAATACACCAGCGTCCTCGTACATCAAGACAATTGCCTTTACGTCCCTGCCTTCGTCTTCGTATTCCTTAGCCTTCAGCGCAAACGTAGCTAAAAAATCTTTTGTGGGTATACTGCCTTTGTCTTCTTTCTTTTTACCAAAGCCTCCATCTATGACTTTCATAAGGCAACCTCCTTGATGAGCCACTCTAGATAGACACGGGCCTTCCGTAGATCCTCTACCCCGTTCTTGTACTCGTATCTCCAAAGGTATTTCAGACAGTTCCCCTTGAGATACCCCTTGTACTCCTGCGGGTGCATGGACGCCTTGATAGCTTCGATGGCTTCGATAGCGCCTTTGTTGTAGTGGTCAGGCGCGCCTACAGGGTCGTGATTATCCTGAGGGTGGTACAGTTTACCCACGGCTGTCTTGCTAACCTTGTCCCACTCTTTAGGAGTAGCGTTATCAATGCTCATAGGTTTCTTCCTCTAAATCCTCTTGAAACTCGTCTAGTTTGCGTAACAACTTATCTTCAAATCTGTCTAGTATTTCTTCAGATGAAATCTGTAGTGCTTCCAGTAGATCGTCAGGGTCATAGGTTTGCAACAGACGCTCCTTAATTTCGTCTAGTGTCAGAGACATAATCAACTAACTCCTTAAGAGTATCTATATTATACCATAATATATCGTGTTTGTCACACCATTGAGCCATAGTATTTTTGGTACTTTTGCTCACTTTCTGGTTAGGCTTCATAAGTATGAAGATAAGTTCTTGATCGCTTCCAAGGCAGTTAGCGATTGAGCGATACTTCTGGGTGTCTCCTGCTCTGAAGTATCCTTTGCACTCAATGAGATACGTTCGTCCGTTGAGTTCGTACACAAAGTCTGGGGTGTATTTGCGTTCGATTCTGTACGGGACTTGGAACGGCTCATAGTCAAAACCAAATGGTTGTAATTGCGTTGCGACATCTCTCTCAAACTCCGATCTAAAGTTACCTAGTTTAGACTTCCGCGACCTTCGGCTCATTGACCACCTCTGTTAAATATCTGGGACCACTTGAGTACAGGAATGTTCGCACTCCGGGCCAGCAAGTATGCTTGTAAGGACAATACGAACAACCGACCGCGAGCTTTTGATTTCCACTTTTGCCATCTGGTACGACTTCGTGGCAATGCTCTGGTGCTTCCGGTTGCTCTACTAGCTTTTTTACACGTTCAATATGCTCCTCTATGTCGTAACCAATCTTCTCGTAGACAGGGGCCTGCGTGTCCTCGGAGTCGTACATCAAGTACGTTAGATGCCCATTCTGTTTGTCCATAGCTAACCAGCCAAACTTTGTTTCTCCTTCGGAATGTGCATACCCTTTAATTTGAGCAACGTATCCAAACGGATCATCAAAAGCGAGACTTCCATCCTTGAATTTTTTAAACCCAAAAGTGGAAGTGCTTTTAACATCAGTGACAACACCATCAATTTTACAGTCCATAGAGCCTGTGATACCTGCCACCTCACACTTCTTTTGTTCATCGGTCACCTCGTGTCCTGAGACTCTGGTTAAAAAAAGAAGCATCTCTTCGATCAGATGCCCGTACATAAACTTGACATACGTGTTAGGAGTCATATCCTCCTGTACGTCAGGGTTGTTCACCGCGTTCCACAAGTAGCGGTCATCTCGCCCGATGTTAGACATACGCAGCTTGCGCCCGTCCCGCTTCTCAGTGAATAGGTTAGCCATGAGGCGCTTGCAGTTCTCACCAAAGCGTTCAATTTCTTCATATAAATCAACATCTTCCGCTGGTTCCTTGTTGGCAACCACCTTGTAAATGTCATCTACCAGTGAGTATATATTCATTCCTGATGCTCCACAAAACGACACTTACGTGTGTCTGGGTTGAAGTGTACGTACCTAACATTGAGTTTCTTTTGAGTGTCTGTACGTCCCTTTAGATTTGTTCCTCTGTATGATTTAATATCCAGAAACCGCACATCACCCTCAGGATCTACACAGATCATGTCTACAGGGCCAGTAGCACCCGCGTTGACAAACACTTCGTAGCCGTTGTCCCAAAGCCAAGTTACCGCATAAAATTCTGCAATGTCCCCTATCCTGTTACTGTCGGTTATCTTTTGCATCAGTGTGTCTCCGTCCATGTGTCTCCGACTTTGTACTCTCCGTCGAGGGGGCATCTGAGTTCAAAAGAAATGCCAGCCGCCTTGATGCACTCGACTGCGAGCCAGCCAAATTTCTCTGCTTGTTCAGTAGCCACCTCCGATTGTATTTCGTCATGTACGTTCCCCACAAACTTGTAGTCAATACCGTGCTGTGTAGCATAATCATTCAGCAGGATCAGCGCACGTTTCATAATGATAGCACCAGCCGCCTGCAGTAGAGTGTTTAATGCACTATGTTCTGATCTGACCCAGAGCTTTCTTCCATCAATTCCTCTGAGGTAACCCTTCCTAGACGCCTGTCCAACTCGCTCTCGTAGAGTTTCAAGAGCAGGTGTATTTCGTAGAAAGCGTGTCCTAAGTTTATTGCCATCTCGCGCAGATCCTCCGACGATGCTTCCAATTTTGGCGTCCCCTGCTCCGTAGAGGAAAGCGTAGATGAAAGTCTTTGCCTGAGGTCTTGTTGCAAGTCCTGCAGCAGTTTGATTTCTGGTGTGAATATCGTCTCTAAGCAAGACATTTGTAAACTCCTCGTCGCCCATGTAGTGAGCGAGCATCCGTAGTTCTAGACCGCTGGCATCGACACCGACCAGCTTCCGTCCTTCTGGTACAATCCAACAGTCACGACACTCCTTGCCAAACTCAGAGTTGACTGACGGAACCTGTGCCATGTTGGGGTTCTGGTGCGTCATGCGTCCTGTAACTGCACCGTTCGTTGTGACCCTACCGTGTACTCTGCCATCGTCCTGTACGTGTTCTATCCAAGAGTTTACCTGTGCGTAGCGCTTTTGCAGTAAGAGGTATTCCAAGACTTGTGCCGCTTCGGGTACATGGTTATTCTCTTTAAGCGTCTTTTCATCAACCATCGGTTTGCCTGTCGGAGTGAGTTCCGTCCATACAGCGCCCTTAGCTGACAGTCGTTCCGCAACCTGTTGGCGTGACCCAACATTGAATATAGTGACTTTATCCTTAAGTCGTTTACCTGTTTTTTCTGAGTATCGCTCCTCAACAATCGGCGGGAAAAGCGCCTGTAGATCACTTTCAATTTCATTCATGCGCTCCTTAAACTTGGCACACAAGATGTGACACAAGCGCTGATCTAGCAACCACCCGTTGCGCTCCTGCTCCTGTATGATCCACTGCACCTGATGCTCCAGATCAATGCTATCCTGAGAGAAGCCGTCGAGGTCAACCTGTAAGCGGTTGTACACTGCTTCGGTCAACTCAGCGTCACGGATGCAGTAGTCGATCATCTCTGGCGTCAGCCGTGACCAATCATCGTGATCGCCCTTCGGGAATCCTAGAGTGTTGCCCCAGTTCCTCAGAGAGTGTCCACCAGACCTACTAGGCTCTGCCAAACGAGACAGGATCAGAGTGTCAATGACCAGAGTCCGGTCAAAAGTAAAATCCCAAATACGCTCGACCACAGGCACATCAAAACCAGTTCCGTTGTGGAATACGAACGTACACCCCTCACGATCCGATACATACGATTTGAAGTCTTGCTCATTACAGATTACCTCCGATACTCCGTTGTGACGGCAGACAGCACACCAGATAGTAGTGGCGTCTAGTCCATCAGTTTCAATGTCACAGAAAACTAGATTCAAAACTCTGTCTCCGGCGGGTTAGGGTTGGCGCACTCATGGATGCGTCCAGTGTGCTTGTCGTACCGTAGCCAACATGCGGGTCCAGTTTCACCGGAGTAACGATTCTTTAGGATACGTACTGTGGTCGTATTCCGTATGTCTTCGTCTTGGTTCTGCTGGTCACGCTCCATGCCGATAACAATGTCGGACAGCTGTGCGATAGACTGTGACCCACGTAAGTCCTGTAGGCTGATTCTCCCACCGTCCTCATGTGCTGTGCCAGAGCTACGCCGCAGGTGTGACACAAGGAACAGGGTGATGCCTGTTTCTGCCACTAGTGTACGTAGCTTGGTCATGATCTCGTCTATAGCTTTCCGTTCGTCCCCGTTCTCTTGAGAAGAAACCACGATGGACAAGTGGTCGAGTATGACATATCGACAGTCACAGGCCTTTGCCATGTGCCGTACTCTTGAAAGAAGCTCATCGGCTGATGTTGACCCCCAATGGTCGAACAGGTAGTAACGTCCAGACCCCATCGTTGATTCCCAATGAGGTCTAAGCTCATCAACAGGCGAGTCTTCCTCCAAGTGGAGTCGCCTAGATGATGCCACCGACATAATTCCCAAAGCTGTCGTTGCGATGTCCTCCTCCAGTGCAAGTACACCGATGTTGGCGTCTGTGCGCTGAAGCAAATCGTACTCAAGTTCTCTGATAAACTGGGATTTTCCCATACCACTACCGCTTGTGATAGTGACAAGTTCGTAGGGCCTGTGTCCTCTTGTGATTTCATTTAGTCCGTCCCACGGGTACGGTGTGCTTTGTACCTGACGCTTACTAACCAGCGCCGCCCAAGTATCTGCACCAGCCACGATACCATCAGGGCGGTACACCTTTGCGTCCCACCAAGCCTGTGTAAACTCTTGCACCCTGTTAGCCATCAGCATTTCGCTGGCGTCCTTCATGGGCAGCTTACATATCTTTAGCTTGTTGGGGCTAAACAGATCCTTGATCTGCTCTACTGCTAGTTCTCCTGCCTTGTCTTGGTCAAAGCAAAGCACCACGTTATCGTAGCCTTCAAGCCACTCTAGCTGGGCCTTGATCTCCTTTGACGCACCACTAGCACCAGACCGGAGTGATACCACATCGTACTTCTGTCCAAACATCTCATAGACAGACATGGCATCCAGTTCACCCTCAGTGATCGTGACATACTTACCTGCGCCACGGCACTGCTTTTGACCAAACAAACCCACGTTAGACATACTGCCAGACGATAGGAAATCTTTGGTCTTGACTATGCGAGACTTAGCGGCTACTAGCTCACCCGTGTCTACGTCATAAAAAGGGTAGTAATGGCGAGCAATCGTACCGTCTGTTGCGTAGTCTACAGTGACCTGATACTTGCTCACGGTCTTCTGTGACAGACGCCTGTCGGTAATCTCTGACACCACACCGCCCATGTTGAGTTTGCTGGGTGTTGTCACCTCAGTTTCCTCTCCTGTTTCGCCGTTTACGTGATAGTCACAACCGGCAGAGAAACAGTGACGGCCACCGTTAGAGTAGACCGCCACATTGTTCCTACTACCGCACTTGGGACATTCCTCGTGGTGTAGGAATTTAGAGTCCATCAGAAGTCAACCATCTCCGGTGACACTTCTGCTTCCTCTAGCACTTTAACAGCCTCCAGATACGTAGGAGTACCGTGGACGGGGTGTGCTGGACCCGTCTTGTACTTCAGCCGCACACGGGAGTTATAAGGAACCTCCCCGTTATACGTGTTGCCTTCAACATCGTACAGACCAATGGTGTACTTGGACTTAAACTTGCGTTGTTTATTGCCCTCGTAATCCTTGATCTTGACACCCTGTGACGCCAGTGTTGCCGCATCGTCCTCTGACATGGTGATTGTCAGTGAAAAAGCGCCAGTGTCTTGACCGTTGTACACATCGTGCTTGGTGACGTTGCTGAAGTTTACTACACCTTCGATAACTTGACTTGACATATGAGATAATCCTCGTTGTTGAAAAAGAGTTCCCGCAGGAACACCTATAGTATCTCACGTTCAGGGTCTTTTGTCAAACCCTTTTTACGTGAGCGGTACTTTTTGTCATCTTTCTTTCTGTCCTTGTGTGCGCCTCCCTTGTTGTAATCGTGTTTGGCTACAGGATTCCACCGTCCTCCTGTAGTAACTCCTGTAGTATTACTCATTGATTAATCCTTTAGTTAATTCTTTAGTAATCCTTAATACTACTTAAGATGTTATCATAGTTCTCCTGTAATTGCAACACCTCATCCTGTGATAAATTACCACTATCAGGTATTGACTCCATGTTCTCTAGTTCCCAATGGGTCGTAATAGAGACTGTCAGACAATCTGTACATAGGTCATAGTGCAGCCCGTTGGCATCCTTTTTCACTGTTTCTATATCATCTAAGATAACGTCACACGCCTTACATCTCATCCGTTGTCCTCCGGTCCAAACACTTGTGAGTATGCTTTGCACAACTCGTTATAGCTCTTTGCCCTGTAGCGGTCCCTGATAACACCACGGGCCATAGCGACTACCGTAGCAAAGTCAATGAAGTTAAACTCAAACTCTGTCAGGTCTTGTATCATCTGCTCCTGTGACAGATCAGGCTCGTTGTAGTTATACATTTACAGATCCTCCTGTTTCGGTACTGTGTCCGTCCAGTGAAAGGTTAGGGCTATGTACACTGCTAGTGGAATCCACAGAGGCGCAGTGACAAACGCAAACATTACAGCTAATAATCTATACATATCAACCACCTAAAAACATATCTGCTAAAATAAAAATTACTAATGTTCCGACTACCATATATATCACACCGCCTCCTGTCCGTACCATCGCATAGGGATACCACGGGCGTCCCAATCGTCTGCCTTGTAATTGTAGTATACCTGATAACCTAACACAGGGTCAACCCTCTTACACTCGTCTGGCATACACTGTGGAGGGTCTGCAAAAGGCGTAACATCGCTGACAAGGGCCTTAGGAAGCCCACAGAGAGCTTCTAGGTGTTCAGCAATGGTTTTGTGTACCTTTTGATAACGTCGCTCATACTCGCATCCAAGGGCTTTTAGATGATGCCATGCCCAGATGTAAGCGTTAGCACTAGACCGCACCCAGACCGCACTGGGGTGGTTCTTGTGGGTGGCCTTGTATGCTGGTGACTCACCATCTAACTCGTGGTGAGCCGTTGACAGTAACTGGGCGGTCTCTAAGATCATCTTGACCACGTGTCGATCACATTGTAGCCTTGCGGCCTCGTGTGGGTCACGATCTAGGTAAAATATGTTCATGCTCTAGTCCCCGTGGTCTGTGGGTAGATAGTCCTCACCCGCTAATACTTCGTCGTTAATTATGTCCTCAAAGTATGCCACATTCCAGCCCTCACGTAAATCTCTGTCGCCTACTGTGATCTTGTCAATTTGCACAAGGTCTAGATAATCATCATTCGTGAGAGTCCAGTGTATAACTACGTCCAGTGTAGCCCACTCGCAATCAACCTGCACTTCCGTTTGATGCTGCCCGTATCGTTTGCTCATCGCTGATAGTTCTCCTTTGCATGTTCTACGTCTACAGTAACAAAACAGGCTAAACCCCTATCGTCCCATGCGTTACCAGTGAATTTGTAAAAGGCCCATGATGTCTCTACAGGATGCCACCCAACAAACTCTGCACTCTCTACAATCTGATCGCCTTCGTAATATTCACCCGAAAGCATACACGGATAATCCATTATAAACCCTCCTCGCTAAACATAAGCCACGCCACCACCACTAGGCAACCCATGCCCCACAACCATACTACGTCAGATTCCATGTGTCAAACCCCCTCGTACGCTTTGTACTCGCTCATTACGCTTAGTCGGACTATAACACAATCCAGATCAGAGTGTAAACGTATGTGCTCTATCATGCAATCTCTAGCCGCCCATTCGTCTGTGAATACTCCTTCCTCGTACCATTTGCCGTTGTTGTCGCTCCTGTAGTACAGGGCAAACGCTGGATAGCCCTTGTCGAATGTGTCAGCTTTCATGTTAGTAACCTCCCGTTAACTTTATGCTCAGATCTTGATCGTCTGCCTCAAACGTCAGGCCTAACATAACCAGTTTGTATATGCCAGCATAAAACGCATCATCTGTCTTATAACATATTACCATAGTCCTATCCCCTTATCGTCTGGTATCAATGTACACGTAAACTTCGTGGCCCAGTGCCTCTAGTTCTTCCCGGCGCTGATTTGCTACGTCCTGAGCATCATCTAGCGACCTACCCTCGGCTATAGTGACCCTGTGGTAATTGTCTAGCATTACCTCTACAGTAAACCTAGACGCTGGGCACGGTCTAAATACATTTATCCTTCTAATGTTCATTAGTCAAACCTACCTATTTTTGTCTCGCCCGTGTCATTATCACGTACCGCTGTGATCGCGTAAGGGTAACAGTACATAGTAAACCTGTCAAGGTAGCTTATCGTGGCGAGCGGTTCTAGGTCTGGATCCTCTGGACTCTGGTACGCTCCTGAGTCTGCCACAGTCCCGCCAAACGGGTACTGAAAGCCGCCGTGTCCGTATATCTCGTCCATCGCCTGAGTGACTTGATCCAGACTCTCGCCCTCCTGTGTCGCGTGGATAAAAAACTCTGGCAGTATGCCTAGGTACTCCCGTGTTACTTCTGGGTATACCTTAGATGGGTCCCAATTTACGCTGTAGTCTCTCATGGTCTCATGCTCCTGTGGTTGCGATTACGTCACGCTGTCGTTTTTCCATACTACGCCCGTGGCCTATGTAGGTGACTACGGACACTGTTTTATCCCAACAGGCGCGGCATGTGTCACACTTACCCGCCCGTGTGTAAGCTTCGCATACTACACTACCCTGTGGCACTGTGTCAAGGGTGGCTATGGTGCTAGTGGTACTGCCAGAGATAACTTCCCCTGTGATGCTGTCACTGGATAACCGAACTACCACATTCGGCAATGCTTCCAGACGCGCCAGCACTAGCCCAAACTTTGCAAATTTATGCATCCGTGTGGGTATCCAGTGACGAACCCACGGCGTACGCTCGCAAACCTCCAGCATTTTACGGGCTAACCTAATATCGTACATATCGCCAGAGTCAAACCACCGGAAGTATCTGTCATTGTCTAACTCGCGCACCATGTCATCAACCCAGCTATCACGCTTCCAGTCCTCGCGGTTATGCTCACGTGGCGCTTTGACATTCTTGAACCTGTAATTACCCGTAGTGGCGTAGCATCCGCTACACGCTGGCACTAGGTTACCCGTGTCATCCCTAGACGCGGGACAGGTGTCTAACGCTTGCAGTGACCATGATCTACACGGCATCTTGCTGGCCTTCGATAGCTTCAACATGTCTCTGGTTCTCCCTAGTCGATTGGTTTACCAGTAGACCCAGAGTGTAGCCTAGGCCTACCAGTAACACAACCCCCCTTATCCTACGTGATCCTTAATAAACTGCTGAGCGCTAGGCTTGGACTTCTCTTGCTCTACTCTGCTGAGTACCCAATCGCCTCCCGTTAACAGCTTTGCTACTTCTCTGGCCTCCTGTTGTGCACAGTTTTGTCCGTAGTTAAACAGCGTCAAATGTGCCACTGTGTCCCCCGTTGCTGTACTGATTCTAAACGTTTGCTTACTCATGGCCTCAGGCCTCCCTATTCGTTTAACTTGTGACCATAGTACCAGAGTCAGCCCTAGAGTCAAGTGTGAATATTACCAATCTTGTGTAAGCTCTAGGCCTTGACTCTCTGTCCTGTTGTATGCTTGTGGGTAGCCTGAGTGTAGCCTGAGGGTCCTACACTGGCACACACACTTTGTCAACGTGAATATTACACTTGTAAACGTGTGGCATCTGTGGTTGCGGCCCTAGGTTTACCCCATGCAAAACTCGTGCCAACTTTAGAAGCTCGCCTTTGGTATTATTACCTGTTGCATCGCGTGGCATCTTGTGTTAGGCCCTGAGATTGATAGGGGGGAGGGGGGTTGCCTTAGAATAATTATTGTTGTAGCCACTCAGGTTTGCAAGAGGGTAATTTTAGCTAAAACTAGGTAAAAATAACATAAGTTATTCTCTAGATAACCACCTGTTTTACCTTGTGTTTTATCCGGGGGCGGGACTACAGTACAAATAAGTACAAAAAAGACTTGACTTTTGAGTAAAAGTATGGTAAAATAATAGGCAGATACTAGGATATATTTAGTAGAACAGGAGTTGGGCTAAGTTAGTTACTTAACCGTTCGTATAGATCCCCTCTTCTGTTGCTTCCTAGGCAGGGGACTCATGCGAACTAGCGTTCAACATAAGGAAAAGGATAATGTCAGATGATGACACCCTAGCGCAACAGGCCGCTGAACGTAAAGAAATTAATTTACGTAAGCGCAAGAGAGGCAGACCTAAGAAGTCTGAGGTAAAGTCCAAAACTGCAGGCTCTAGAGGTAAAGTAGGCAGACCTAAGGGCGACGCTTCTATCATTAATGAGTACAAGGCTAGAATGTTAGCTAGTCCTAAGTCAGAGTTAGTATTACAAACTATCTTTGATGCTGCAACTAACGATGACCACAAGAATCAGGCAGCAGCATGGAAGTTAATCATGGACCGTATACTGCCTGTAGGGGCTTTTGAGAAGGATGTAATCAAGGATGCGGGACGAAGTGCAATACAGATTAACATCACTGGGGTCGGAAGTGCGTCTGTTGCTGATGGCTTTGAGTCGGGAGAAACATTTGATGGAGAAGCAGTGGATGTCACAGGATAAACTGGACGATGTACTAGAGGAAGCCCTTGGATACGTAACCAGAGTAGGTGATGCCACAAGTCAGCTTATTAATGTTGCTATCCTCTTCGGTGACAACGCTAATGAGTCCGTCTCAGGGCGCTCACACAGGCTAAAAGTTAAAAGTAAGGCGTGGGGCTGGGTTAATGCAGCTATTGACTTCACGTTTGATGAGAACCACTGTGAACGCGCGTACCTCAACGACGTAGCTAGGGCGGCAAAGACGCTCAACGAAGCCAAACCAAAAAAGAAATCAACTAAGAAAGGGGCGTAACAGTGCCTAGTATTTATGATGATGTAGTAAACGCGGGCGTTGGTTATACTGTAACAAGAGGGGATGCCGTTTTAGGACAAACTCTTATAGATGCAGGAACAGGCGCAGAGTTAGATGAGAGCCAACAAGAACAAATGGACTCTTGGGAAGAGAACCCTCTTTTTAAGAAAAGAATAGACCAAATATTAAGGCAAATTCAAGAAAAGAAAAAACTTCAGGAGTCTGCGGGACTAGCTGAAGGCGGCTTAGTTGAAGCTGAAAACTACGAAGACGGAGGTGAAGTCGAAGGTCCGGGCACAGGTACTTCAGACTCTATTGAGGCTAGGCTGTCTGACGGTGAGTTTGTATTTACTGCCAAGGCTGTTGAGCAGATCGGTGCTGACAACCTAATGGCTATCATGAAGGAAGCAGAGAAGCAGTACGACAAGCGGACATCTGAGTCAGAAGCCCGAAGTCTCTTTGGCAAAATGTTACGCAAGTGAAATACTTTAGTACCTCTGAGTTTAACTGCCAACACACAGGCGAGAACCACATGGAACCTGAGTTCTTGAGTAAACTAGACTCTCTCAGGGAGTACTGTGGTTTTCCTTTTGTTATCACCAGCGGCTACAGAAGCCCTAGCCACCCGTTAGAGGCCGTAAAAGAGATACCGGGAACACACGCGCAAGGCATAGCAGCAGACATAAAGACAACGAACTCTGCTCATCGGTATACGTTAATAAAAGGGGCCTTAGAACACGGCTTTACTGGAATAGGGGTCGCTGGTGACTTTATACACGTAGATACACGGGGTACTCTACCCGTGCTGTGGACTTACTAGAGCCTCTAAGGAACTCTAATCATGTTATATACTAAGCACACTACCCTCACAGACACTACTCTGACAACCCTGTTTGCGGTTCCTAGTGGGTATCACGCAGTAGTAAACTACGTGTTTGTAGCTAACCACAACGGCTCCACTTCAACTGTAGACTTATATTGGGACCTAGGCGGCGTAGCTCAAGTGTACATCTTTGACGGAGAGAGTATTAATGGTGGGACACAGGCAACACTAGGAAACGGAGGAGGGCCGCTGTTTGTTCTTCACGAAAACGAAACGGTCAAGTGTCAAGCAGGGGGAGTAGGCAACATGGAAGTAGTTGTCACCTTTGATCTGGTTGAAACCCCGGCATCACTTGTTAATTTTAACGGGAGCTAACGAATGAAGATTATTACAACAGCACTAATTGCAGCACTCTTGCTTGTTGCAGGGTGTGCGTCAACTAACTCACTGTACTACGAGTCAGTCCAGAAGACTGCAGAAGCTAACGCCAAAGCGGTACAGGCTAAGTTTGCTGCGCTGTCTAAGATTGCCTCCAGCGGTGACGGACAGGCTGCTAGCGCTGCTGTAATGGCCTTGGCTCTCACGAGTACTCCTAACTCACAACCCATTCCACAGAAGTCTGAGGCTATCCAGTGGGCATCTATTCTAGCGTCTCCTGTAACCTCTCTGGGTATGATGTGGATGCAGGCAGACTCGGCTAAGACTATGGCTCGCTACAACTCACAGGTTGATATAGCGCAGGTAGCTGCTGATGCACAGACTCAACAAACGCTCTACGGAAGTTTCTCTGACATTTCTAGTGCAGGCTTTACGGCTGTTAGCAATGTAAACTACACACCCTTTATTGAGGGCATGGTAGACTTGGGTACTACTGGACTGGACAACTTGACCACTATGGGTACAGCAGGGTTTGACGCTAACGTGGACTTGGGAACCGCAGGAATAACAGGCGTTGTTGACATGGGTACTGCAGGTGTTAACGGTATAGTAGACGTCGCTGAAACAGGTTACGGCGCAGTGCTAGACCTAGGAAAAGACAGTAACGACCTAATAGGACAAATTTGGAACAATCCTAATGCTGTTTGCTCAGTCTCTGTAGATGAAGCAGGAGAACTGACAGTAACCTGTGACTGATCTAAACGTACAGCTGTTGCCTTGGCAGCAGGAAGTCTACTCTGATCCTACTAGGTTCAAGGTAGTAGCCGCAGGACGTCGTACAGGGAAGTCGCGTCTTGCTGCGTGGATGTTGATTATCAACGCTTTACAGTCCGATAAAGGGCAAGTTTTTTACGTTGCGCCCACTCAAGGTCAGGCCCGTGACATCATGTGGCAAACCCTGATGGAGCTAGGACACCCTGTGATTGCGGGTTCGCATATTAACAACCTGCAGATCAAGCTGGTCAACGGGGCCACGATTAGTCTCAAAGGAGCCGACAGGCCAGAGACAATGCGTGGTGTGTCCTTGAAGTTTCTTGTGATGGACGAGTATGCGGATATGAAGCCCGATGTTTGGGAGCAGATCCTCCGTCCAGCACTGGCTGACCAAAAGGGTCAAGCAATGTTCATAGGTACTCCTATGGGCAGGAACCACTTTTACGAACTGTATAAGTACGCAGAACTAGGGGATGACCCAACGTACAAAGGGTGGCACTTTACATCATATGACAACCCAATACTTGACTCAGAAGAAATCGACATGGCTAAAAAGTCTATGTCATCTTATGCGTTTCGTCAGGAATTTATGGCATCATTTGAGGCCAGAGGCTCCGAAATGTTTAAGGAAGGTTGGGTACAGTTCGGGGAAGAGCCAGAAATCGGAGACTACTATATAGCTGTTGACCTCGCTGGCTTTGAAGAAGTAAACAAAAAACGGACGAAGAATACTAAACTTGATGAAACTGCAATCGCTGTTGTTAAAGTTAATCCTGATGGCTGGTACATTGATAACATTATATATGGGCGGTGGAGTCTTAACGAGACTGCCACCAAGATTTTTCAGGCCGTTAGAGACTACAGACCCGTCAGTGTTGGTATTGAAAAAGGAATAGCAAAGCAGGCGGTAATGTCCCCACTTATGGACTTACAGAAGCGCTACGGTACTTTTTTTAGAGTCGAGGAACTAACCCACGGCAACAGGAAAAAGACTGACAGGGTTATGTGGGCGTTACAGGGGCGGTTTGAAAACGGGTACGTTAGTTTAAATAAGGGTGAGTGGAACAACAGATTCTTAGATCAACTGTTTCAGTTTCCAGACCCATTAACTCACGATGACTTGATCGACGCACTAGCTTACATAGATCAGCTGGCACAAGTAGCGTACCATTACGATTACGAACTTGACGATCACGAAATTTTAGATGTTGTGGCAGGGTACTAATGGTTTTTAGAAGACTTAACACGTATGGCATTTACGCTATCTCTGCCGTAGTATTTTTTACTATGGGCTACAGCATAGCTTTACTTTAAGGAAACAACTATGGCAGAAGATATACTGAGTCCAGACCCTCTGATGATTGAGGAATCGCTGGAAGAGTGGGTGATTACCAAATGCGAAGATTGGAGAGATCACTATGAGTCAAACTATGAAGCAAGGTTTGAGGAATACTATCGGTTATGGCGAGGTCAATGGGACCCTACTGACTCCGAAAGAGCATCAGAACGTTCTCGTATTATCTCTCCTGCACTTCAGCAGGCTGTAGAATCTAGCGTAGCGGAACTAGAAGAGGCAACCTTTGGTCGTGGCAAGTGGTTTGATATTTCTGATGACATGATGGATAAAGACCGTCAGGATGTACAATTTCTTCGGAACAAACTAGCAGAAGACTTTGAAAAGACCAAAGTACGTAAGGCTGTGGCAGAATGTCTAATTAACTCAGCCGTATTTGGCATAGGCATTGGTGAGATCATCCTGTCAGAAGAAAAAGAGATGTCTCCAGCTACTCAGCCGATTATGGACGGACAGCTGACAGCCGTAGGTGTAAACATACAGGACAGAGTAACAGTTAAGCTAAAGCCTGTCATGCCTCAAAACTTTTTGATTGACCCTGTAGCAACATCTATTGAAGATGCTATGGGTGTGGCTGTTGATGAGTTTGTCTCTAAACACTCCGTAGAACTGCTACAGGAGCAGGGCGTTTACAATCAGTCCTACATTGAATCTGCTGCACCTGATACGGATCTAGAGCCAGATCAAGATCTTACAGTGTACAACGATGACAAAGTACGTCTGACAAAGTACTACGGTCTTGTGCCTCGTGAATTGCTTGAGGCTGAAGACGTAGACGTAGAAGAAGAAGGAATGTACGTTGAGGCTATTGTCGTTGTTGCTAATGGCGGTACGTTGCTAAAAGCTGAAGCCAACCCTTACATGATGCAGGATCGTCCTGTAGTTGCGTTTCCTTGGGACGTTGTTCCGGGGCGCTTTTGGGGTCGTGGCGTATGTGAGAAAGGATACAACAGCCAGAAAGCTCTGGACACAGAGTTACGCGCACGTATCGACGCCTTGAGCCTTACTATCCACCCAATGATGGCTATTGACGCTACTCGCTTACCACGAGGCGCTAAACCTGAAGTACGTCCGGGCAAGATGATTCTTACTAATGGAGATCCTCGTGAAGTCTTACAGCCGTTCAATTTTGGGCAAGTTGGTCAGATTACTTTCGCTCAAGCGCAAGCGCTTCAACAGATGGTACAACAGGCTACTGGAGCAGTCGATTCAGCAGGAATCGCTGGGCAGGTCAATGGCGAGGCTACTGCTGCTGGGATCAGTATGTCTCTTGGTGCTATTATCAAACGTCATAAGCGCACTCTGATTAACTTCCAGCAGTCTTTCCTGATGCCTTTTGTCACCAAGGCTGCTCACAGGTACATGCAGTTTGACCCAGAGCATTATCCGGTAGCTGACTACAAGTTTAGCGCTACGTCTACTCTCGGCATTATTGCTAGAGAGTACGAGATTACGCAGTTGACACAGCTTCTGCAAACAATGTCTCCTGAGTCACCTCTGTATCCTGCGCTGATCCAGAGCATTATTGAGAACATGAATCTAAGCAACCGTGATGACCTGTTGGCCGCTATGCAGCAAGCTAGTCAGCCTAATCCCGAACAGCAGCAAATGCAACAGCAAGCTGCACAGGCTCAAATGGCTCTTCAGCAAGCACAGGCACAAGCACTGGCAGGACAAGCAGCTGAGTCTCAAGCTAGAGCGCAGAAGTACCAGATTGAAGCTCAACTGGCTCCACAAGAGTTGGAGATTGATAAGATCGAAGCAATCACTAAAAACTTGCGTGAAGGAGATGCTGACGATAAAGAGTTTGAGCGAAGACTTAAGATTGCTGATCTAGCAATTAAAGAGAAAGCCAACGACGATAAACTACGAATGGGAGCGCCACAGCGTGTTAATGACACAAACCGAAATGAACAACCTCCTCAAGCAGATCAACGAGGCGTTTCAAACGCACTCAGGTCAATTGGAGGCTCTGGAGGCCAAGGTCAGGGAGTTGGAGGAGAAGGTTAATGCCAAAAGAGAAGGACCCAAAGCTAGCAAGAGCAGGAGTAAGCGGATACAACAAACCAAAGAGGACGCCTAATCATCCTACTAAAAAGTTTGTTGTGGTAGCCAAGGAAGGCGACAAGACTAAGACTATTCGTTTTGGTGATGCTAAAATGAAGATCAAGAAAGATCAGCCAGCTAGACGCAAGTCGTTTAGGGCTAGACACAAGTGTGACACAAGTAAGCCTAGTAAACTCAGCGCAAGATATTGGTCTTGCAAAAACTGGTAAGGAGATAGTTATGCCAATGGTAGGAAAGAAAAAGTATCCGTACACCGCTAAGGGCAAAGCAAAGGCTAAGGCGGCTGCAAAGCGAACAGGCAAAAAAGTAAAGAAGGCTAAAGGTTACTAAAGTGCCTAAGAAAAAGAAAAAGGCAAACGATGCGTGTGCAAAGAAGGTCAAGGCTCGTTACAAAGTGTGGCCTTCTGCTTACGCATCTGGTGCTGTGGCTAAATGTCGCAAGGTAGGCGCTAAAAACTGGGGTAACAAAAGTGGCCGTAAGAAAAAGTAAAAAAGGCGCAGCCCTCAAGAAGTGGTTCAAGGACGAATGGGTTGACGTAAAGACCGGGAAGCCCTGTGGACGCTCTGGTAAGGATAAAAAGAAGCGCCCGTACCCCTCGTGCCGACCTAAAGCGGTAGCTGATAAGATGACAAAAGCTGAAAAAGCCTCGTCATCTAGGCGTAAAACAGGCCCAGCTAAGATCAAACACTCTGTAACAGCCTCTGGTAAAAGGCGAAAAACTGCCAAAAAGAAGAAATAATGCTTGACTTTTGATTTAAAGTATGATATAATATACAGTGTACTTAGGTACATCTTATTAATAGAGACAACCTGCGAGGCCTCAATTGGACAAGGAAACACAAGAGTACTACGACAATTACTTTAGTCTTTTTCGACAGAAAGGCTGGACACAGCTAATGCAAGACTTTGGTAATAATGCTATGAGTATTAATAGCGTAGAAGCAGTTAAAGATGCTAACGATATGAACTTCCGTAAGGGACAACTAAACATATTAGCCTACTTACTGAATTTAGAACCTGCTATTACTAATAGCTATGAAGAACTAACTGAAAACCACGATGATTAAAGTATTTGATTTTCGTTGTACAAACGGACACGTATTTGAAGAATTTGTAGAAGCAGGTACTACATCCAGTAGGTGCGGATGTGGAGCCAACGCTACGAAAATTGTATCAGCAACTCAGCACATCCTTGATGGTGCCTCTGGGGATTTTCCCGGTAGGCACATGAAGTGGGTACGTGAACACGAGAAGGCTGGTCAATCTAAGCGGGAACCCTAACGGATAACTCCCATTTTATTTCTCCATAACCTAACTAGGCGGGGTAAGTTTATATATGTCACGCGCACAATTACTTGACGAGCGTCCTGAAGAACCAATTGAAACAACAGAAGAACTAGAGCAAGACGGCATTGAGGAGCCTGTAGAGGAAGAACCTCAAGAAGCCGAAGTAGAACTACCGGAAAAGTACCAAGGAAAGTCTGTAGAAGAACTTGTGCAGATGAACCAAGAGCTTGAAAAGTTTTCAGGCAAACAGAGTACGGAAGTTGGTGAGCTACGTTCCGTTGTTGACAGCTACATTCAGACACAACTCGCGCAACAAGCACCTCAACCACAGCAAACTAACGACGAAGAAGATGTAGATTTCTTTGTTGATCCTAAAAATGCTGTTGATCGGGCTATTGACAACCACCCTAAAATCCGACAAGCAGAAGCTGCTGCTTTTGAAAACCACAAGCAAGCTGCTCTTGGACAACTTCAGGTTAGGCATCCAGACATGGAGAACATCCTGAAAGATCCTAAATTTGCTGAATGGATCAAAGGATCAAAAGTCAGAACACAGTTGTTTGTAACAGCTGACCAGATGTACGATTACGATGCTGCTAACGAACTGTTTGATCTCTGGAAAGAGAGAAACAACGTAGCTAAACAGACAGCCTCTGTTGAAAAACAAGCACGTAAAAACACACTCAAGTCAGCCAACACAGGCGACGCCCGTGGAGCATCTGAAGGGTCACGAAGAAAAATTTATCGTCGTGCTGACATTATTAAACTTATGAAGACTGACCCCGAGCGTTATCAGTCCATGTCGGACGAAATTTTAAAAGCATACGCAGAGGGGAGAGTCAAATAGCCTAAAGGAGAAATATCATGGCTACTGCAACTTATCCCGGCGCGGCTGGTATTACCGCGAAAACAGAAGCAGCAACTTTTATCCCCGAAATTTGGTCGGATGAGATCATTGCCGCTTACCAAAAGAACCTGAAGATGGCTCCCCTTGTCAAGCGTCTGTCTATGACGGGCAAAAAAGGTGACCGTATTCATGTACCTAAGCCCACCCGTGGCGATGCCAACGCAAAAGCGGCTGACACTGCGGTTACGATTATCGCTAACACCGAAGCAGAGTTGACCATCGACGTTGATCGTCACTTTGAATACTCGCGTCTCATTGAAGACATCGTAGAAGTACAGGCTCTGTCCTCTCTGCGTCAGTTCTACACTGAAGATGCTGGTTATGCTTTGGCTCTGAAAGTTGACACTGACCTTATCAACGCTGGTACTGGTTTCGGTGACGGTACTCGTACTCAGTCTCCCGCCAACACTGGTGCAGATTGGGTTAACAGCAACAGCTACTACGTAGACGGTGCCAACGGCCTCGCTGCTTACGCTGTTGACACTGTAACGTCTGGTGACAACTTTACTGACCTCGCTCTCCGTGAAGCAATCAAGCTCATGGACGATGCTGATGTACCGATGGACGGTCGTTGCTTGGTGATCCCACCTGCGGCTCGTAAGTCAATCATGGGCATTGAGCGCTATGTATCTTCCGACTTTGTTGGTGGTCGTGGTGTTGAGTCTGGTCTTATCGGCAACCTGTACGGTGTAGACGTATACGTTTCTAGCAACGCTCCGGTCATCGAAGTCGCTGCTCAGAACACCGCGTCAACTGTAGACACCCGTGGTTGTATGTTCTTCCACAAGGATGCCCTTGTAATGGCAGAGCAGTTGTCTGTACGTTCTCAGACCCAGTACAAGCAAGAGTACCTCTCTACTCTGTACACGGCTGATACTCTGTACGGCGTTGAAACCTACCGTCCTGAAGCTGGCTTTATCATCGCCATCGCTGACGAGTAAGTTTGACACAGGGGGTCGCAATGGCCCCCTTTTCTTTCTGTTGTTTCAGGAGTAGTCTATGCCTATTTATCGTGGTGACGGTGGAAGCGCTGAAACTAGCAACAACGCGCTTGCCAACGAAGTAGCACAAGACGCCGCATCTGCTGCGAACAGTGCTACTGAAGCTGCGCTTAGTGCTAGTGCTGCCGCTACTAGTGCGTCTGCCGCCGCTACGAGCGAGACTGCTGCTGAAACTGCAGAAACAAACGCAGAAACATCTGAAACTAACGCTGCATCAAGCGCTACCGCAGCTGCCTCTAGTGCCACTAGTGCAGCCTCAAGCGCAACTACGGCCACTACGCAAGCGAGTGCGGCATCTACGTCTGCAACCGCCGCTGCGACAAGCGCGACTAGTGCTGCTACGAGTGCGACCAACGCATCGACTAGCGCAACCAGTGCGGCCTCTAGTGCAACCACAGCAACAACAAAAGCTAGTGAAGCAGCTACCAGTGCAACTAACGCAGCTACATCAGCAACTAATGCTGCCACCAGTGAAACTAACGCAGCTACATCAGCAACTAATGCTGCGACCAGCGCAACCAACGCCGCTTCTAGCGAATCAGCAGCAGCAACTAGCGAAACCAATGCTGCATCTAGTGCGTCTTCTGCGTCTACTAGCGCAACAAACGCAGCTTCTAGCGCGTCTGCTGCATCTACGTCAGAGACAAACGCGGCATCTTCAGCGTCTGCGGCCAGTACGAGTGCAACCAACGCAGCAACATCAGAATCAAACGCCGCTACGTCAGCAACAAACGCAGCCACTAGTGCTACTAACGCTGCTACGTCAGAGACAAACGCATCTAACAGCGCCACAAGTGCGGCTACATCAGCAACTAATGCTGCTACTAGCGAAACTAACGCGGCAACCAGCGCTACTAACGCAGCTGCATCATACGACGATTTTGATGATCGTTACTTAGGCGCAAAAGCGTCAGATCCAACTCTAGACAACGACGGGGACGCACTAGCTACCGGAGCCTTGTATTTTAATACAGGTGGTGCAGGCATGAAGGTGTATAACGGGTCTGCTTGGGAAGATATAGCAGGAACCGGAACCGTTACAAGCGTAGCTATGACTACGCCAACAGGTCTTACAGTTTCAGGATCTCCTGTCACGGGTAGTGGTACTCTAGCTGTTAGTTTCACAGCAGATTACTCCATACCAACCACGACAAAACAAGGGCAGTGGGACACAGCATACGCAGACACTAACGCGGCAACCGATTCTAACACGAACAATGCGATAGTTAAGCGTGATGCTAGTGGAGACTTCAACGCTCGGTACATAAATGCCGATTACCTGAACATGAGCCACCTCGTAGACACTCGTAACAGCGAAACAGTTTTCTTTAGCTCCACAGACGATTACATCCGCAAGAACAACAAAGAAGGAATGAAGGAGTCGCTGAACATTACGCACATTGCGGATGGATCAGGAGGCGGTGACTACGGCTCCGTGCACTCCTCCGGAGGCGCTACCGGTGGATACATAGGCTACAGCCTCAACGGTCGTGCGGTCTTCATGCACAACAACGGGACCACCACGGGCATCTACAACGACGTAAACAACCACTGGATAATCGTGGGGACGCACGGCGGCGCGACCGGTCTATACCATGCGGGTGCCCAGACGGGCTACACCTACGCTGGCGGCTGGCGGGTAACTGGTAGCATACTGGCTACTTCTAACATCTACGCCTACTACTCAGACGAAAGACTAAAGGATGTTGTAGGAAAAATAGACACGCCTTTAGAAAAAATAAAAGCAATAGACACTTTTTATTACACCCACAACGACACTGCGCGTGAACTGGGTTATGAAGGCTCTGAGAGACAGGTAGGCGTAAGCGCACAGTCTGTGCAATCTGTCATGCCTGAAGTTATTGGACTCGCTCCTATTGATGATGATGGAGAAGGCGGGTCAGTAACTGGTGAGAATTATATGACCGTGCAGTATGAACGTCTTGTGCCTTTGTTAATAGAAAGTATTAAGGAGCTTACGGCTGAGGTGGAGGCGTTAAAAAATGCCGCTTCCTAGCTCGGGTCAAATTGACCTCAATGACATTCACGTTGAAGCTGGTGGATCTAGCGGTACTCAAGCGGCGATTAACGATGCTGATATACGAGCGTTGATTGGTAAATCTTCTGGCGTTCAAATGGCGTTTAGTGAATGGTACGGAGCAAGCAGTGCGCCAGAGTTTGTAGGGAGTCACAGCAGGAATACTTCTGTTTACAGATTAAACAACATGGTTCCTGATTTGAGTTTAACCTCTATATCGGGAAGAACGTCTGGTGATTTGGTTATGATGGCCTTTTCGTGTGATGGGAGTCTCGGTTCTGAGCCTACTGTTACTGGATTAACAAGCCCATCTGTTCTTGCTTGGGACAGGTTCGGCGTTGGTTACGGGGTTATTGTGGGAACGTACAACGGAACAGACACTATTGAGTTTACTGGTGGAAGTGGACAGACCTCTGCTATTTGTGTTTCAATGTTTAGTGGAGTATCATCAGCATCTTTGTACGGGTCTGTAGCCACAGGCACTAGCGGGATGCCTAACCCACCCTCTTACGTTTTAGGATCAGGTAAAGTTGTGTACATCACGGGGCATTTGGATGATGACCTAATTACAGCAACGGCTCCATCAGGTTACACACTGTCGAATACTCAGCAGGCGTCTTACGGATCTCGACGCGCCACAGGAATGGACGCATACGATTTAAGTCCCGCTTCCAGCGGAAACCCCGGAGCCTTTGGTGGTGGGGGCAGTGACTACAGAGCAGCGTGTACTATTATTTTATCTTAGGTAATTATAATGATTAACTACGAGTTTACTATTATATCTCCACAGCAGTTAAAGGTACAGCTGCAGTATACCAAAGACGGTTTTCCTGACTACTGGATAAACACTCAAACTAACGACTTTAGTGATGAAAACCTGCAAACTGTCGCTCAAAACGGCGGTGAAAGAGCAAGAGCTTTTTGGGATGCTATTGCAGTATTGCCTGCAGAAGTAACGCCAGAGTCTACTACGGGTGTTGCGAAACGGCGTGTCAGTGTTGAAGAACCTGTTTACGACAGTCTTACTCACAAAACCTCATTTGAGTGGGTTGAGTCAGATGATGCTTTTACTCAAACGTGGACTGTAACAGAAAAAACCGATGCAGAAAAAGCAGAGGCGCTTACAATATGGCGTGAAACTACTACTGTATCTATGCGGCAAGCTCGTTTAGCTCTGTTAGAGCAAGGGTTGCTGTCTGTAATAGACGATAGCATTGCCTTAATTCCAGAGCCTAACAAAAGTAAAGTTTCTACTGAGTGGGAATACGCTTCTGTAGTAGAAAGAAACTCTGCATGGGTTGCTGTTTTGCAGCCAGCGTTGGGACTAACTGACGAACAGGTGGATGATTTGTTTAAACTAGCTGGTACACTGTAATGCTAGAAGATAATAGATTAGATCGTATTGAGCAAAAGCTAGATAAGCTCACCGAAGCGGTATCACAGATAGCTCGTGTAGAAGAGCAGATGCTGGCTGTTTTCAAGCGCATTGATAGGCACGAGAAGCGTCTAGACGATCAAGAGGATGACATTCAAAGGTTGACAGAAGAAGTCCTAGCTAACTCTTATTCTGTCAAAGCAGGCGAAAGAGTGTTTTGGATTGGTATCGCAACTGTAGCATCAGTACTAGGATATTTAATTAGATAGGGTAAACACATGACTGATTACACTAAAACAACGGACTTTGCTGCCAAGGACAGTTTACCTTCTGGTAACGCTAATAAGGTTGTCAAGGGAGCAGAGTTTGAGACAGAGTTTGACAACATTGCGACTGCAATTTCTACCAAGTTTGATAATACTTCTACGGTAGATATTAACGGCGGTGCTATTGACGGTACTACAATCGGTGCATCAACACCCGCAGCTGGCACGTTTACTGCTTTTACATCAACAGGAATTGATGACAACTCTAATGCTAACGCGATTACAATAGACTCGTCAGAAAGAGTTGGGTTTAACGCTACATCACCCTCAGTAGAAGTACACATTAGAGATCAGAACTACGGAACACTTAGTAGTTCTACTCCTGTTCTCCGTATTGATTCAAACTCTTCACTGGCAAGCAACAGCAAAATTGAGCTTACGGCTGGAGGGGGCACAGCTTCAATTTTTAGGTACTCAGATGATACAGACAACTTCTTAGCCATAGAAGAAACAGGCACTGGAGGAACATCGGGAATCAGGATTAACGATGCTGATTTAGGTGTTGGTCTTTTTACCGCAGGTAGCTCATCAAGTCCTGATTTTAAGGTTGATACATCTGGAGATGTGACAGTAGCCAATGATATGACAGTCGCTGGTGCGGTTGTAAAACTCACCGGACTACCTACTTCAGATCCTTCATCGGCAGGACAGCTGTGGAATGACAGCGGTACGCTAAAAGTGAGTGCTGGTTAATATGTGGCAGGCAATCATATCGCCAATCGCTAGTCTTCTTGGGCAGGTTCTTAAGAACAAGGCCGAAGAAAAGAAAGCGGTACATACAGCCAAGATGGAAGTGATTAAGAACACGGCGTCATGGGAACAACTCATGGCGTCTGCCAGTGCTACCTCGTGGAAGGACGAGTGGTTTACATTGTTGCTCTCAGCGCCTGTGGTTGCGCTTATGTGGGGTATTGGAATGAATGACGTAGAGATACTAGATCGCATCGGTATTGCCTTTGAGGAGCTTAATAGGCTCCCTGATTGGTATCAGTACTTGTTATTCATGGCAGTATCCGCATCCTTTGGTATTCGCGGGGCTGATAAGCTGCTCGCGTTGAAGGGGAAAAAGTAGATGGCTGACGAACGTTTATACGATTATACGAATCAGCGTGAAAAAGGCGATGCACATAACCTGTATTGGAACAACTTTTCTACACAGGTAACTGAATCAGAACTAAAAGAACGGTTTAACGCTGAAGATAACGGACAGTTGAGAAAGGCGTTTGGATCTTTTGACAATTATTTCGCGTACATGAATGAGCGTCAGGATCTCATTGACTCTGGACAACTAAAGTCAGATTGGTGGGATACGGGAGTTGCTCTCGTAGACCAAGGCATGATGTCTGAGTTTGAAAGCGACATGGATGATCGCGCCTTTGAACAGTCGGTTATAGGCAGGGGAGTTGATTTAGCTACTGACGCATACGCAGGTCAGGCCGAAGTTTTAAACAGCCTGTACTCTAAGTACACTGGTGAAGACTTTGTTCGTTACAACAGTGATGGCGACAAGTTTGAGTGGAATGGCTCATCTTTTGTTAAGACCGTAAAAATTGATGACAGCATTAACACAAACGCCCTTATCTTAGGGGCCATGTTAACTGGAGCAACAGCAGGGGCGTTTAGTGCTGCGGGTCTGACAGGTGCGGGCTTGGGTGGCGCTATAGGCAAGGGGGCTGCTGCGGCTACTTCTAACGCACTAACGCAGGCTGCGCTCACTGGGTCTATTGATCCAAGATCCGTGGCTGCTAGTGGAATTATGGCTGGCGTTAGCCCCGGTGGGATGCTCATCAAAGGCCTAAATTTTGTGCCCGACAGTGCCCTTGCTGGTGTACTTAGTGGCGCTACTAATTCTGCTATATCTAGTGCGATAACAGGATCAGGGTTTGACCTTAAGGATGTGGCACTGGCTGGGCTTCAGGGCGGCATCATCAACATCCTTAAAGACCTGTATCAAGACGCAACCCAGTTTGATGTAGGCTCTCGCATGGAGCAGATTGCGTATGAAAGAGAGCAACTAGGGCTGGACCCGCTGCTTGGTGATGCTCTTTATGAAGCGGCAATGGCTATGTCTGGAACAGGCGTTAGCGACCTAGCTGGTTTAGTTGGAGAAGGAGGGCTGATTCCGGGTTTAAATGCTGTTGACACGCGCTGGCTTACTAATCTTTTAGGGGGAGCAGAATATTTACCATCTGTATTTATAGGACCGGATGGAAAAACTTACACAGACGTTGAAATTATAGAAATGGGCATGGACCCTAGTGCTGTATACACAGCGACAATTAACGGACAATCAGTAGATGGTTTTGTTTCTGGCTACACAGAGCAAGAGATAACTATACTTGGTAAGGCTTGGGAAGGGGTTAAGGACAACGTTCCCGGTGTACAGAAGTTTGTCAACTTTGTAAATAATGGTCTTGACTCAGCCTCCAGAACGCAGTTTATAAATGAGCATGGATTTGATCCAAACGACCCCAATAATCTAGATGCCGCAAAAGATGTAATAATTTATGGGCCAATTGATGAAACCTATACGTTTAGCGACGATCCTCGCGGTGACTCTGAAGTTATTGGACAGGTGTTTTGGGAAAAAGACAAATACTCTACTGGTCCTGATTGGTCACAGCAGTTTTATGAGCTTCAAGAATCTGACGGAACTTCAAGCTACATACCGTACTTCCAAATTATAAAAGGTATTCAGGACGGTTACGAGGCTGGTTTGTCTGATGAGGAAATAAGGCTAAACCTAGTTGAGCAAGGCGTTGACCCTGAAGAAGTCATGATGCCTGACGGAGAAACAACGTTAGGGGACGCCATTATTGAGGGAATTTTGGGCGGTCTGCCCGATGATTCGGATTTGTTAACAGACTCAGTAACTGATGAAGAGTTTGTTTCAGACCTTTTGTTGCCTGATGACGAGTTGCCTCCAGAGTTGCCTCCAGAGTTGCCTCCAGAGTTGCCTCCGACATTACCGGGAGGAGACGTTGGAGGAAAACTCCCGGGAGTAAGCGGAAGACCGAAAAGAAGCGCCAGTTTTTCTCCAGCACAGCCTAGAGGTTTTTCTGCAGGAGTAGTAGGAAACTTTCCGCTAGTTGGGCGACAAGAGTTTCCTGTTGAAAACTTTTTAGCACAGTACTACGCATCACTACAACAGCCTCAGTTACCAACCCAAGACGCAGGGATTGTAGAGTCTTTGTTTGAAGGATACATTTAATGATGACCTATTTAAATTTAATGAACAACGTGCTTAGACGTATACGTGAAAATGAGGTGGATAACGTACAAGACACCACTTATTCTAAAATGGTGGGTGACTTTATCAACGATGCTAAAAGGCTGGTAGAGGATGCTTGGGATTGGTCAGCGCTGCGTACTACGCTGTCTGTAGATACTGTAGCAGACACTTTCAGCTACATTCTTGTTGGTTCTGCTAATCGTGGTAAAATCCTACACGCTTATAACGACACAAACGATTGGAACCTAGAATACCAAACTCCACTGTGGTTCGATCAAAAATATATGTTAGACACGCCTCAGTCGGGTTCTCCTAGGTACTACGTATTTAATGGAGTAGACGGTAATGGAGACACACAGATAGAAGTTTACCCAAAGCCCGACGCTGCGTACACTCTTAGATTTAACGTCATTCAGAGACAGGGTGACTTAACTAGCAACGCAGACGAACTAAGTATTCCTGCGATGCCTGTTATTCACATGGCTGTTGCACTGCTTGCGCGTGAGCGTGGCGAAACTGGTGGAACATCAGCGCAAGAGTACTTTGGAGTTGCTGACCGCTATTTGTCAGACGCGATTGCTCTAGACGCTCAGAAGCACCCAGAAGAAGTTATTTGGTACACTCCTTAAGGAGACTAGTGCATGGCACAACCACTACAAAGCATTAATCTACTTGCGCCGGGATTCAAAGGAATCAACACCGAGGACTCTCCGATTGCACAAGATTACTCGTTTGCTGACATAGCTGAAAACGCTGTGATTGACAAGCGTGGTCGTATTGCTGCGCGTAAAGGTGTCAGCGTAACGACAACAAACAAAACAGCGCTTGGTGTAGACCACATCAACAAAATA